ATCCAGGTATCGTTATCGTTGATTCCACTGGCTTCATAATCGATCATCGTCCTAGCTGAAAATCCGGGCCAGGTCTCATCAACCACACCATCTATCAGGCGCTGAACTGTAGCCGTCGCCCCGGAGGCAGAAACAATCTGGTATTCATAACCACGATGGGATACTGACAAACGCTGCTGACCGGTTGGAACGCCGGTAAATGCTGTGCCGGTAGCGCTGTCGTAAGCCAGAGTAACATAAGCCGTTACGGCTGCACTGCCACCTGATGATGCTGTGCCAGCAGTGTTTACCGGGGATGCCCCGAATACGCCTGATGGCAGTGAAGATGTCGTGATGCTGCCACCAGCATAGGGGCTGGAAGGCTCAGTAATCAGCACGGTTCCGCTGTTATCCTGTGCAGCCAGGCCGGAACCCTCCAGCGCTTCAGTGATGGCAGCAACCAGGCCAGACATTGTGACGTAATCTGCAATCAGGGATACGGTGTAAGTCGCACCCTGCCAGGTAACATCAAACGTGGCTGTACTGGTTGAGAAATCATATGTTGTCGGCGCCGCGCTGGCCTGCACAGATGCCGCGCTGCCACCAGTGCCAGGTACTGCTGCCTGTGACGGCGTATAACTGGCAATGTACAACTGATAATCAATGCTGCCGTAAGTCATAGTCACCGGCATGCCGACATAAGGATTTATCTCCGACAGGAAGTCACTCGCCAGCACGCTGTAACCGGATGACGCACTGACGTTGAAGGTTGTCGGCGCAATAACCTCAACGATTGCCCCATCTACCCACGAATCAGGCAGGGTTTCATCATCATCGTCTGTATCATCGTCATCATCAGTATCGAGGCCCGTAAATGACACGCTGGCACCGGATACCGTCATGCTGTCAGCAATAATGTCATCTGCCTCAGGCGCGGTCTGAGCCATATCAAGACCTGATCCTGAAGACGTTCCACCAACTTCAGTTGAAGAAAACCAGTTTTCACTGCGCTCATCACTGGACACATCTGCACCGGGCTGGTAAACGGTATAATCGAACCCCGTAAGGGATGATGCTGGCGTATCTCCAACCCGGACATCACCATCTGTAAATGCAAAATTACCCATCCCGACACAGATCAGCATGCTGACGCGCATGATTGTGGGATCGGTGGAGTCAAACCGGGTAACCGGTGAGACAACATAGTCAGGATAAATACGGGTGCGTCCAAATACCTCACGAATCGGGTCGCCAAGTTTTGCGGAGTTGGCTTCCGCCGGATTAAGGTCAAGGCTTTTACCGGCGGATGATGTATATGATCCGGTGTCCAGATTGGACATCATAAAAACAGAATAAGCCGCCGCCGCTACGGATACACCAACGGCTATCCAGGCTGCTATTTCAAGACCAGTGCCATAAGGCACCGGAAAAATTCTTACATCACTGGCGGGTGAAATATAGTATTCAAACCAGACTGATGGCGGGATGTTTTTCCCATCCACATCAATACTGATGGGAGGCGTAATATCAGAGCGAAATCCTTTAACATTCGCATTAAGCCAGCCATGAAGTGTAATTTCACCGTGCTGATGCACCTCCAGAGGCTCACCAGGAAGACGAGAAGGAAATATTCTTATTGTCACCGCCAGAACTCCACTTTAATAAAGCGACGCTTAAAACGTGAAAGAGGCAGAAAAGTTACGTTAGTACCCGGATTACATTCCGCAACGTGCAGAAGACCGTTAATTTCGACCACGATACCCACGTGCGTCACTGCTGACCCTGAATAACAGGCCACACCCGCGCCAGAACATGGTTCACAGCGTTCGAGGGACAACATCAGTTTTTTTGCCTCACGGTCCAGCCCGTTACCCTCTTTGGTTACACCGGAAAAATCCGGCCATTCAGGAAGATCAAAATCGCGGCGGATTTCATTAACAATGCCAAAACAGTCGAGATCAGGGTATGAGCGACCGCCCTTCAGCCAGGAAACTGAACGGTACTTTTCCGGGTTAAACAATTGAGACTCCTTAGCCGGTGTATCTGAGTCCGGGGAAGTAATTCAGCGTATAGCTATTTCTCGGCCACGCCGTATCCAGGATATTCATATAGCCAGCGGTAATCTGAGCACGTGTGTTGGTCCATGTTCCGTTTTTTATCTTCATGGTGTAGGGCGTGGCAGCTGGCGCTGTCAGGTCTGTCGAAATATAGCAACGATAGGTCAGTGCAGACTCTGTTTTGTTATTAATGGCATTGCGGATGATAGTTGATGCCTCACCGGTGATATTACTGATAGCAAACTTTAAATCCTGCGTACCATCGTCATTTCTGGCCGGAAGAGAAACTGATATTCCGCAGGCGGTCAGGGTTACGCTGTCTCCGTTCTCCAGAGAGACAGAAATGTCCTCAAACCCATTGGTAAGATAATAACTGTCTTCCCCAACGGTTATCTGAATTGCCGGGATTAATACTTCACTGCCGGATGATGCATAAAGGCGGTCGAGCATCGTCATGATTCAGGCCACTCACGGTTCATCGCCAAATCAATAATATCGCTGTTAACGACATAATCAGGAAAATCGGTCCATTCAGGAGGGATGATGGGCCGCTCCCATAATTCAATCGTGGCCGAGTACTGCCAGAACTTACCCGCAACCCACATTGGCCCTTCATAGATATCAGTAAACCTGCACTTATAAATTTCCACACCAGGTGGTGTCCTGACCTTCATATAAAACCAGGATTCACCATCGGTAAGGCGGTCTCTGAACCAGGCTTCAAAATACTGAGCCATGCCCTGTTTTTTGAAAAGCCACTTAAGGGAAACCTGGGTAGGAACGGAAGTATAGAGCCGCCTCTGTCTTGCGCGTCCCGATGTTAAATCAGTGCGTAAGAATGGACTTACAGGTTTGAATGACAGATCGGACTGAAGAGGCAGTGGAAGGTAATCATGGGGATAATAGATATCAGCCATTAACCTGTCCTCCTTTTATTGGACCATCCTGCTGCAAGTGCCTTTGATACCTTTCCTCTTCCGGTGGCAAGATCGGTGGTTATCTGGCGGTAAGTTTCTTTACCGCCCTGAACAACGGCATCCTGAATCATCTTGCTTGTCCGCTGATCTGTGTCACCATTAACCTGGATCGTTGGTGAGTAATGGAATGCATTCACACCTGATGAGTCCTGCTGCTGAGTACGAAGATTATCCAGTGTGGAGTCCAGTTTTGCGGATGTCTGAGCCGTCATCACCCTTTCGCCTTTTTGCAGCAACCATGTACCTGTCTCCGGCACAGCATCAATACCGTCATGCGCCATGCCCGTCAGCGCCACAGACTGGATATTCGAAACGATACTCGCCGTAGCAGCTGCAACAGATGCCATTGCCACCAGGTTGTAAGGAAACGGATTCGCCGCCGCCTGTGCAATACCTGTCTGAATGGCGACCATAGACTGAGCGATTGCATACGCTTTATCGGCAATAAATGCAGCCTTATAGATTGCTGATTTCTCACCAAATGCCGTTCGGGTGATATCCACAACAGAATCCAGGCTGGATTGTGTGGCACTGCTGATTATTTTGTTTTTCTGATCTTCAATACTCTGTTCGGCCTGTGAGTGTTTCTTACGCAACGCCACTTCCTGAGCATCCCATTGTGCATTGAGATCGGAGCGTTGCTGCCTGTACTGTGCAAGTGAGGCCAGATTGCTCTGATACCATTTCTCCAGCTCCGAGGATTGCTGATCCAGTTGCGATAACTGGTTGGCATCTCCGGCAAACGTACCTGACAGCGTGCCGCCAAATTCGCTGGATTTCCTCACAGAACGCTGAACGTCTTTAGGCAAATCCGTAAGGGATTTACTCGCCACATCCCGAGAGGTTTTATCGTAATCTGCCTGCGATATGCCACCATCTGCTTTCAGGCGATCCAGTAAATCAAGACGCTGCTTGGTGATGCTGAGCGTTTTCTCTTCTTTACCGCGCAGGTCTTCCTGGAGCTTAGCCAGCGCCTGCTGCGCTACAATCTGGTCACCAAGCCGTGCATTAACTTCTGCCTGCGCCAGGACTTTATCTTTACTGGCAAGCAACGACTGTTCGTCTTTGCTCAGGGCACGGTTTTTCGCTGCCTCTTCCAGTACAGAAAATTTCGCTTCGGTTTCCCACAGGGTTTTACGTTGCTGGCTGATGGTGTCATTGATACCGGCATGCTGCTGGAGCACCTTCAGCTGGGTCTGCAACGCTAATGTTTCGGCATTTACCGTATCAGACGCCTGATCACCGGCTGAAACGCGGTATCCCTTCTGTTTTGGTGTTTTGGTGTCTTTGTACTTTTCCTCAATCCCCTTTTTAATCTGCGTGATTTCCTCATCGCTCAGCGCCTGATTAAGTTTTCGACGCTCAGAAATATACTGATTCAGACGCTGATACTCAGCGGTGCGCTGCTGTTCCTTTGTCAGACCGGCATCAGAGATGGACTGAAAATGCTGCTGATTTAACAGCGAGCTTTGCTCAAGCGTGGCCTGCTTCTGCTTTTCCTCAGTTTTCTGCTGTTCGGCATGAAGCTGATCAGTTAGCGATGACACCTGCTGTCGTGCCAGATCGCGGGCATTCTCCAGGCCAACACGCTGCTGACCCTGTGCGCTGGTAGATCGCAGAGCTTGATCAAGCTCATAGAGCTTATCGGTGGCATCTGCCAGTTGAGACTGAAGAGATTTTGCACGACCAATATCAAGCAACGCATTCCACATAGATTTGAATGCATTACCGACACTGTCCGCTGCTGTTTCAAGTGTACCCATGTTGTTCTGGATATCACCGGCCATTGTCTTAAAGCCCTGGGCAGCTACGCCATTCGCATAATTCAGGGCATCAGTGTATTTTCCGGCATCCTGAAGAGATTTGACGTAATCCAGCTGCTGAGCAGTAACGTTACCGTACTGCTTAGCCATTGCAGTCAGACCGCTGGTCGGGTCTGAGGTTATCCGGCCAAAAACCGCAGCCAGATCGGCAACCTTTGTGCCGGTTGCATCTGACAGCGAGGAAATGGATTCAGCAACAACCTGATAATCACTCCCCAGATTGGCCCCTGCCTGGGCAAGAGCAGTAACAGCTGCGGTCGCACCACTAAACGAGCTGCCAGCTCTTTCGGCAGACTCAGAAATAAATAACAGATTGTTGGCCGTCTGACCTGCGCGGTCTCCCGTCATCACCAGGGCTTTATTAAACTCACTGGTGACAGCCTGACCGGTGGCAAAAGAATAAGCCAGCGCACCAGCAGCTGCCGTCAGCCCAACAACACCGGCCATAACCGGATTAATGGCCCCGAATAATGCGCTAAAAGTCGGACGCAGGCCACCGAAGGAGTCTTTAATCTGGCCTCCCTGCTGCAACAGAATAAGCCAGGGGCTTTGTCCACCCGCTAACTGAGTAGCAATATCGGTGAACTGTGCAGGCAGCGTGCGCATTGCAGCTTTATATTGACCAACGGAAATTCCCGCGCGTTTTGCTGCAAGCTCCTGCTTATTGAATGCATCCTGCCCGGCCTTTCCTGCGGCATCTGAATCTTTGCCCAAACCAACAAACTGCTTGCGCACAAATGCCGTCTGTTCAGTAAAAGAAGAGGAATTTAGATCGAGATTGACGACCAGATCACCCACTGCCTGGGCCATAACGCACACCTCCGGAAATACCTTCAGCAAGCAGCATCAACTGCTCGTCGCTGGGTTCAACGTCTTTTTTATCAGGGTGCAACAGACTGAAACTGGAGGGTGTCATGTCGTTTTTGCACATAAGGGAAATCACCAGGTGGCTGAGGCTGGCAAAATGGGCGTCCAGAAGATGATCGTGGAAATAATGGTCCCGGTAAAATAACGACCACTCACGAAGCTCTGTCGAAGTCATATCGGAAAGCATTGCCCGCCAGTCCGGTCGTCCGAACGC